AACGACAATAGCTCATCTAATGAGATACAGAACCTCTCACCGAGTTCGTCGGGCACTAATCGCACGATCTCAATCGATAAGGGAGGTACTAATGCGACATTTTCAGTTGCTGATAATGACAATAGCATCATCAATGAACTTCAAAATTTAGCATTCAGCTCATCTAATAACATACTATCAATTTCCAGTAAAAATGACGTTGATCTTTCTAGCTTAGCAGGAGGTCGCAGCGACGAGAGCATAGAAGATTTGGTAGGCGACATGGTAGTGTCTAACACCGAATCAGGTATTAATGTATCATATAACGACACCAACGGAAAGCTGAACTTTTACGCCAATGACGTGAGTGGCACTAATGAGATACAGCAGCTGACAAAATCAGGCAGGAATATCATTCTGAGCGGTGGAGGTCAGGTGCTTGACGATGTCCTAAGCAGCGAAAACGTACAGGATATCATAGGGGGCATGGTGAGCAACAATGTTGAATCTAACATTAATGTCACCTACAATGATCAAAACAACCGTCTTGATTTTTTTGCCTCAGGAGGTAGCGCACCGAGTCTATTGTTTGATAGCGCCACATATACCAAGGGTGGCGGTAGTACATCAGTAGGGGGCTCGTATAGCCGTTTGAATTTTGGTGGTTTAGGTTCCTCTACAGGGTCTACGCTCAGCCAGACCAATAATAGTGAGATAAACATGTCTGAAGATGATTATTATAAGATCACTTTAGACTTAGAATTTGTTGGGAGCGGATCGAATGAAAATACAGTGTATATCAGACTATTCTACGTCTCCAGCGCAGGTAATTCAGTTGTCGAAGAGTGGAGCCATTATGTTCATAATCCCACTGGCCCTGCTAGTGATAAGTCACATTTTTCAAGCACGTTGACCAAGTACCTTAGGGCAGGATCTAAGCTATTCTTAGAAGTCAGAAAGGATAACTCTGGCTCTGATGTCTCTGTAGTCGCTGACTCTACATTTACCGTAAACCGATATAAATTAAATTAATGGGTAACCTTTTGACAGATATAATTAAAGAGCACAGCGGCCAGGTGGTGATCATTGCAGGATCTATCATTACAGCTGTGGTGGGCTATTTTGGCGTCGGTAAATATCGAAGAAAAAGCGAAAAGGAGTCCATTGAGATGGAGAGCGAAAGCAAGATCAGGATACAGCTCCTTAAGGTGAACGAAGAGCTATCAAAGGTTTTTGATATGCATCTAGAGGCCTCCAAAAAGCACCACACAGCAAGGATAGAAAACGTGAGACTCAACTCCCTGATACAGTCAATAAAAACTAACTGTGATAGCGACTGCTTGACTTCCCTATTACATGCCATTGATAACAAAAAAGTAGTTGATATAAATGAAAAGTGAGTTAGAATTATTACGAATCATAGAGAAAAAGGTCATTGCATTAGGCTCGATTCAGAACTTCACTAACCTGATTACCTGGGACGCTATCTATGATGACAAGTGGAAGCAAGGGCAGATGATGGACCTGCATGGTACCCTTAATATCAAGGTAGTTAGTAATGATTACCACATGAGGTTTGTCACGATCATACCCCCAGGCAAAGGCTTTACACCTCCTCACTTTCATGATTACGTAGAGGTATGTACGGTCATCAGGGGCGAGCTACACGACTCCCTCACTGGCATAAAGACAGGAGAAGGCGAAGAGCTTGTATATGACTCCATGGAGCCCCACGAGCCAGAAAACGTCTCTAAAAACGATTGTGCTTTATTCGTCGATTTCGTAAACACAGACGACAAGGACAAGGCATTAGAATTCCTAAAGACATTCAATTTATTCAAATCATAAAAATACTTACTATGGCAAATATTAAGGAAACAAAAGAGGCCCTCAGCTTTGGCTTCGATATCTTAGATCTATACTCGGAGGTTTTCTCTGATAAGAAGATTCAGATAGATGACCTCTCCCCCGTACTAGAACTTATAATGGGAGCCCCTCAAGCGATCAATGGGGCTGAGAACATCATTAAGGAGCTGATGGACCTGGATGATGCTGAGCGTGTCGAGCTTAAGGTGCTCATAGCTGATCGCTTTGATATTTTATACGATGAGGCAGAGCCCCATTATGAGCAGATCATGTTTGATGTGCTCAGCCTCACAGCCTCTATCACTAACCTTTTTATGATCAAAAATAAGATCGTCAATGAGCCATCATAAGACTTTAGTTGTTGTATTCTGTTTATTGCTCTTCTATGCGATAGGTGGCTGCGCACTCATTAAGAATAAGGTAGGGGGACAATCAACAGCGTCCCCCTGCCCTTATCAATGCGGCTTTGGATGTGAGACTATCACTCCGATTGTTACCATCCCTCTAATCAAGTTTGAAGAGCTCCAGGAAGAGTACACAGAAGGTATCAATGTTGCTATCAGGTTTCACTTTGATGAGGCAGTCTTGTCACCTATCACCAGGGACTCAGCAGTATTCAAGATGCTGGGTGATGTCAACTCCTCGTTCAGAGGATTGATCGACTTCACACTGCCACCTGATAGCCTTTATTACACGTCCAGTATAGGTAAGTCAATAGAACACTACATGGCTGACCCAGCGTACAATACGAAGGAGTTATCAGTTCACGCTGATGATACGGTGATTAATGTGTATGTCCTCGAATCATCGGGATATCTGAATGGCTTCACGTTCCTCCCAGCTGACTGGATGGATAGAGAATATGATCATCGCTGGAATTCTATATTTCTTTCGGAGACCTCTACACATACTAATACGATCAGTCATGAGCTCGGCCACTTTTTTGGTCTGAGACATACATTCTATAAGCGAGAGCTACACAACTGTGATGACGTAGACAATAATAACATGAGCTATCTGCAGTGCAGGACAACCTTCACTGACGCACAGATAGACACGATGGCCACAGTATTAGTAGAGAAACGCTCATACTTAGTTCAATAACTGTGCTGGAAAAGAAGTTTAAAAAGCCACCCTGGCAGAAACCTGCACCAGTGAGAGACAAGCCTGTGTCAAGTGATTATCCTTTTTATAATTCACATAAATGGCGCAAGCATTCTCTCGCTCGAAGGAAGCGCCACCCTACGTGCGAGTGCTCAGCATGTAGAGTGTCAGACGATCCATTAGATGCGACTATGACAGACCATATCATCCCTATCAGGATAGGAGGATCCAAGTTTGACGAGAGAAACCTGCAGTCAATGAATAAGCTCAAGTGTCACCAGATTAAGCGACAGAAAGAGAGCCAGGGCCTTTACGAAGCACATGTATACAATGAAAACAGCGAGAAGGTTTCTGCACGTAAGTTTAACGAGGGGGTAAGGGGGTCTATTAGCTATTCTTAGCCCCTCTCAACAACGTTGCATTAGTCGTTCTCACGAAATTGCAAAATTCTGTAAACTGCTCACATGGCAAAAAAGAGAGGGAGGCCAGTGCTTCCAAAAAAAATAAAAGAGAGGCGCGGCACTTACAATAAGACCAGGCATGAGGCCAGCCAGAATGACCCAAAGGGAAAAAAGATTATCTCGATTTCTTTTGCCCCAGACCATCTTTCCGAAGCGGCAAAAGTTCAATTTGAATTCTTGTATGAAAAGTTAAATAATATTGAGATACTAAGAGATGAAGACCTGGAGGCCTTGGCTCACTTGGCTACTATACAGGCAGATCTGAGAACTATAACTAGCCAATGTAACACGGCTGAATTTTTAATGAAAGGGGGACGCGGCAACATGGTTCAAAATCCGATATTCTTACTGAGGAGTAGGATGATAAAGGAGTCATTGGAGCTGGCTTCTAAGTTTGGTATTACTCCATCGGCCAGGGCTGGTCTGAAAATTCCTGCAATAGAAAACGAAGGGGGTAGGTCCTCTGATGAGGCTGACGAATTTTCAGATGTATGATAAAAAAAAAGTTGCTTCCAAAATATGACAAGCGGAAATACTATTTTGACGAGGTAGCAGCTGAGCGTGTAGTCAAGTTTGTAGAGAGTTACTGCACTCACGTGCAAGGCCAATTGGCAGGTGAGCCGTTGATCTTATCTGAGTGGCAGAAGAGGGATATCATCTACCCTGTTTTTGGAGTCAAAAAAAAATCAACTGGGTATAGGAAACATCAGGTATGCTGGGTGGAGATACCGAAAAAAAACGGGAAGTCTACACTTCTTGCTGCTCTGACATTATTCATGCTGTGTGCTGATGGTGAACTTGGCGCAGATATTTTTGGCGCAGCCGCAGCACATGAGCAGGCAAAGATCATATTCGGCTTTGCGAAGCAGATGGTGAAGCAATCTAAGTTCTTATCATCAAGACTTAACGTGATGAGTGGTAGCATTGAGCACATCAAGTCCAACTCAATGTATAAAGCTATATCAAGCACAGCAGACACTAAGCATGGGCATAACCTACATAGTGTGTTATTCGATGAGCTACACGCCCAGCCTAATGATAAGCTCTGGCACTCGCTCTATAAAGGTACTAGCTCCAGAACGCAGCCTATCACCTGGGTGATTACTAACAGTGGGTATATTAATACATTCGCTCATCAGATGCATGAAAGGGCGTTGAAGATTCAGAGTGGTGTCTTTTACGAACCCTCCTGGCATGTTGTGATATATGGCATTGACGAAAAAGATGACATCCACGATCCGAAGGTATGGGACAAAGTAAATCCTGGTTTCAATGAATCACTAAAGCGCTCCATGGAGGCAGGCTCTAGAGAGGTTAAGCAGATGCCAGGATCGGAGCCAGAATTTAGACGACTCAGACTAGGTCAATGGGTAGGAAATGTGAATGCTTGGATATCTGCGAATGTGGTAAAAAAATGTCAAGTGAACATCAAGCCTGAGAAGCTGGCTGGGCGTGATGCCTACGGAGGATTAGATACGGCATACGTGAATGATCTTTGTAGCTACTCGCTTTTGTTTCCTCCACTGGGGAAGAGTCCAACAAAGAAAGACCCTTTCATTTGGATGTGCTACCAATGGCTGCCAGAGCAGCGACTATATCAGCGTATGAATGATGATAACACCAACTTCAGACTATGGCATAAGCAGGGGCATATTAAAACAGTGCCGGGTAACGCTATGGAGTATGGACCTATGCATGAGTTTATACTCCAGCTGCACACGGAGTACAAGATACTCAGCAACGGATATGATCCATGGAAGGCGTGGGGCGTGGTATCTACGCTGCTGGAGGAAGGTATCAATATGCAAAAGTACAGGCAGGGGCCCACTACTATGGGTCGGGTCATTGACTTCGTAGAGGTTCTGATTATGAAGGGGCATATACAATTCAGTAATCCTGCGCTGGCCTGGCAGATGGATAACGTCAGAACATATAGTGACCGAAACGGAAATAGGTGGATGGACAAGGCTAAGTCTAAAGACAAGATCGATGGGCCAGTATCACTTTGCAATGCCATATGTGATTACCTGACTCAGCTGGAAGCAGAACCAGTGCCAGAAATGCCTGATGATTACAAGATGGAATTTTTTACAATAAACTAAGCGATGACGACTGAACAATTTATAAATGAATTCTATCGGATACTACACAAGTTTAGTTTTCATTGTGATGCTTATGAGGTGCTGGAGATCAGACACGCCAGGGAGTTTGGGTATCGGAAGTATAAAAATTATGATTCTTTCAAATCGGTGAAGTCTCGTAAAATCAAATGAGAAATAAATGCAGTATGTGCCAAAATTTCACATACTGCATTAGGTGGAATGAATGTTAAAGCAGATACACAATAGGCAGTTGTAAAGAATATAGTTACAACTGGAATAGATAATGGGAATTAATCACGTCCAATCATGTGCAGCTCTCTAACTACCATTCCATTTTTTTTATAGGGTAGCTTTTGGCGTTTGATTTTATCGTTGGCTGACCTGTATGATAATTTGTGAGCTTTACAAAGTAACATTAGGTTTGAATAGTAAAGCTCTTGGCTTTCTGATTTTAGTTTGTAGAATCTCATTATTTAGTTTAAATTACTAACAAGGTGTTGCGTCAATTATATCACAATTAAGGATTGAATCAGAATCCCACTCATTACCAGAATCTATCTTAGCTACTTCATAACCAGTTATTTCAGATAGAGTTTTTTTAACATGATCCGCATTACTTAATTCATCATTCATAAAATCAACAATTTCTTCTAATGTTATTTTCCCTGTTTTAATTGCTTTTGATACTTTCATTATAATTTACTTTTTACTCTCCGCTTAATTGCTTCGATGATGTAAATATAAGAATTATATTGACATAATACATCATTAAATGGAATTAATATTAATTTATTTACATAAATTAACATTTGTTAATTTTTAACTTTCGAAATAGCATCATGAGTGACTAACGCCAAAGTCGGAAAAAGAAAAATATGAACTGGACAAAAATACACGAAGACGATATGCCTCTAAGTGGTGAGCCTATAGACATACTAACAGGAGTTAAAATACTTTATGGATATACATTAGAGTGGGATAACGATATTAATTACCACTTTGAATCCATAAAAACTGGCTTTGTAGTATCTGAGGACGCAGTAGATGAATGGAGATACCAAAGGATAGTGACGCTCCTATATAAATAATTAGCCCCATACATGCATATAATATGTAGGTAAACAGCTCATGAGGTGAGCTGCTATAAAGACATATATATTTATTCTTTATATGTCAGAGCAGCGTAATATAAGTTTTGCGAATGGTGGGGACTGGACATCTCTGTTTGCAGGCTATGCCACTAAGGCAGGTACGCCTATCAATGAGAATAGCGCGCAGCGCATCAGCACAGTGCACCAATGTTTGGACGTAGTGAGTAGGACTATCGCCTCCATCCCGTGGCATTTGAAAAAAAATGTTAATGGGATCAAGTCATCAGCGAATGACCGCGCAGAAAGCAGGCTGCTAAAGCGACGTCCTCACCCTCACTACAGCTCATACATATTCAGAAAGCTACTGGTGACATCTATGATGACCAAGGGGGTAGGCGCAGCTAAGATCGTAAAAGATGGTCAGCGTATCGTCAGCTATGGCGTCAGGAATGCCAGCAACATCCTGCCAGTCATCAGCCCTAAGACTGACGAGCTATACTACTACGACTACAGCAAGAATGAGATAACGCATAGTGATGATATGATCTATGTATTAGCCCACAGTCGCGACGCTATTACCCCTGTCTCAATCATTAACCTGCATAGAGATGGGCTGGGCACTGCTGCTAAGCTGGGAGATTTCGCCTCTGAGTTTTGGAAAAATGGAACTTTCATAAATGGATTCTTAGAGACTGAGGGGACGCTTAACAAGGATCAGAAGATGACCTTAAGGGCTGAGACGATACAAGGGCTGGGAAAGAATGGAGGTATAGGATTCTTAGAGTTCGGAATGAAATTCAAAGCTGTGGGGATGGCTATGAAGGATGCGGAGTTTATCGCATTTCACAAACATACAGTGACTGATATCTGTCGAATGTTTGGCGTACCGCCTTGGATGGTGGGCCACTACGAGAACTCAAACTTTAAGAGCTCAGAACATATGATGCTCTCATTCGTGAATAACACGGTACGTCCTTATGCCAACCTGATAGATGAGGAGTTCACCTATAAGAGCTTCGATGTGCGTAATCTGGAGAACATCTACAGCAAGCTGGAACTCAAGGGACTGTTACAGGGTGACATTAAGACTAGAGCTGAATTTAATAAAATGATGCTGGGGGTAGGGCTGTATGATATCGACGAGGTACGCGCACTGGAGGACTTGAACCCTCTCCCCGACGACTTAGGAAAAACGCGACTGGTACCTAGTAATATGATCTCACTTGACCATATCGAGGAGTTTAGTAAATCACTGGCTGAAAAAGTAGCTGCCAAGATGGAGCAGGCCGAAAAAAAGGAAACTGATGATTAAAAAATTACTATCAACTGAGCAGCGCACGATAGATGAGGAGACACGCACAGTGACCTTCTGCATCTCTGATGAGACTGAGGATAGACACCGCACCATCATCAAGATCGATGGCTGGGATCTTACTGACTATAATAAAAACCCCGTCGTTCTCTGGGGCCATAAGTCGCACACTGATAATCCTGATATGGTGATAGGGACAGGGCGAGTCTATCGAGAAGGCAATAAGCTAATGGCTGATGCGACTTTCGAAACTGAGGATGTGAACCCTTTAGCAGAAAAGGTCTTAAAAAAGATCATCGCTGGGACGATCAGGATGACATCAGTAGGCTTTGACCCAACAGAATATCGATGGGGCTACAGTGACCTGGGGGAAGATCCTGACAAATTCTACTATGCTAAGCAGTCACTATTAGAATTCTCAATAGTGCCCATCGGCTCTAATCCTAATGCGCTGATCCAGAAAAGCATAGACACGATAAAGCAGCACATGTCTGACGCTGAGCGACCTGAAGATATAGAAGAAGAGCAACGTAATCATAAAGCAATCAGTATTGCATACGCTTTGCAATAATTACTAATTATTTAAAAAAATCAAATTTCAATCGATGAAAAAACAATTATTAGAGTTACAGCAGAAGCGTACCGCTAAGGCTGAGGAGCTCAAAAGTATCATGGCCATCACCAAAGGGGTAGAAGCCTCAGAGGGCGTCGAAGCTGTAAAGGCTCGCTCCCTAAAAAAAGAGGAGAAAGCTACACGTGATGCGCTCACCACTGAGCTGGAGGCGATAGATGAGCAGATCCGCGAGACGGAGGCTAATATCAAAGCTGATGGCCTACTCGCTGTACAGACCGTCAAGCGAAAGGTAAAAGAGCAGCGTGCGACTGAGATCTCTAAAGTATCTAAACGGTACAGTATACTGAGAGCCATGCGCGCTAAGATGGAAGGTAGAGCACTGGAAGGGCTGGAGCTGGAAATGCACCAGGAAGCTGTACTCGAAGCGACAGCGTCAGGCAATAATGTGCGCGGTATAGGTGTACCCTCTGCACTGATCTCAGTGGAGAGTAGAGACTTGACTGTAGGTACTGCTGCCACGGCTGGTAATCTGGTTGAAACAGAGTACGGAGAGTTCATCCCTGCCCTGCGTCCGAAGCTAAAAGTGATGGAGATGGGTGCTAGTGTGATGACTGGCCTAGTCGGAAACATAGAACTAAAGAAGCAGACTGGCGTGGCCACAGCTGAATGGGCTGGAGAACAAACGACCGCTGTAGAAACCGAGCCCTCATTAGATAAGTTTACCTTATCTCCTAAGAGGCTGGCTGCGTATACTGATCTCAGTACTCAGCTACTCATGCAGAGCAGTATTTCTACAGAAAACTGGATACGTCAGGAGTTATCAATGGCGATAGCTAGAAAGCTGGACTCTACGGCTCTGAATGGATCAGGTACGGGTAATCAGCCTTTGGGCTTATTGAACTTTGCTGATATCAATACAGTCGCTATCGGAGCGAATGGTGGAGCCCCTACAAGGGAGAAGCTATTAGAGATGGCAAAAGAAATAGCGGTAGAGGATGCTGACATAGGAGACATGGCCTTCCTGCTCACGCCTGGCGTACGCTACAAGCTACAGACGACTAAGGTAGATGCTGGGTCAGGGCTATTCGTCTGGAATAATATGGCAAATGACCTATTAGGCTATAGAGCTGAGGTAAGTAATAATGTGCCTTCTGATCTGACTAAAGGTACCGGTACTGATCTCAACGCTATCATATTCGGTGTGTGGAATCAGCTAATCATAGGCCAGTGGGCTGGTGCTGACATTATTGTGAATCCCTACACGAAGGCTAAAGAGGCGACGGTGGAAATTGTCGTTAACTCCTTTTGGGACATTAACAGCAGACATGATCAGGCTTTCAGTGTCATCAAGGATGCTGACGTAGCTTAATCGCATATGAAGACAAATTATCATAACACGATGCTGGGTAAGTATGACGATGCTGCCCAGCATCATTATCTAAAAAGAAAACATGGCAGACGCAAAAAAGAAAAAGGAAGAGGCAGAAAACAAGAATGTAGAAAAGAGTGCACCAGCGACTCCTGCGAGTGCCAAGCGGAAGAAGGGAGGAAAGAAGGTTAAATTTTTAAGAAGTCCTACCGGGCTTTTTAATCTGGCCTATGGAGTCGGTGACACCATGGAAGTCACTGATCCTGAGCTATTAGAAGCGATGCTGGAAGCTGGAGTGTGCACCACTGAGGTATAGGCTAATGAGGCATAACATAGATATCAAGACTGTCACCCCAGCCAAAGAGCATATCTCATTGGATCAAGCTAAATCATTCCTGCAGCTGGATGGCTATAGTGATGAGGACGAGCTGATACAGGAGCTGATAGGTGCGAGCAGAGAATATGCTGAGCAGTTCACCAAGCGTCTATTTGTCAAACGACAGGTGACAGAGTACAGAGATACTTTTGATGAGCCTCACCCAGTGCAGACGTCATATAGAGGACAGACGATTCACACTTGCTACCCCATCTCAGCTATGTTAGACATCAGCTACATCTATAATAACACTGAAGAGACGATGACTGCTGAGAGCTACCAAGCCGATGTGCAGGGCAGCACGACGATCATAGTGCTGAATCAGGGGTACAGCTGGCCCATTACTGACGCTGGTATAGGCAAGGTGATTCTGAGATATGAGAGCGGCTATCCGGTCACTCCAGCTAAAGTCATCATCGCTCAAAAAAAGCTGATCCGGACCTGGTATGATGAGCGCTATGATGGCATCAGGCGACACCCCAGTATGGTGGATAATCTACTCGCATCATATATTCGATATCACTGATGAAAAATAGCTATAGATCACATATCAGGATACCAGCATTTGACAGGAGAATCAAGATACAGCAGTATGTAGAGCAGCGCACACTGTCAGGGCATGAGAAAGTAGAGTATGTAGACCTGGTAGAGATATGGGCTTTTAAAATGATACCCAGCCTGAACTCTGTAGGCAGCAGTACGGAGGACTTAGAATCTATGCGAGAGACGCTAACGGATACGGTGATATGGTACATCAGGTGGAGGCCCGGCATAGACGCTAAGATGATAATCTTAGATGAGACAAGTAATAGATATGACATCACGGGCCTGTCAGAGGTGGGGCGAAAGAAGTACCTAATGATCAAAACATTACTGCATCAATGACCACTATAGAAATAAATCATGCTGATGTAAAGCTGCTCAATGAGAAGATAAAAGAGCTCGCTAATAGCCTGGATGACAAGACAGTCAGAAAGATCATGCGAGTAGGTGCGAAGCCTTTCATTAAGGCTGCAAAATCAGCCGCTCCTGTGGCTCGTCGCAATGTGCATAGGTATAACACACCTAAGCTCTCAAAGAAGAAGAAGGCTCCTAAAGGGATGGGTAAGATAGTGGCAACCTACACGCCTGGCAATCTGAGTAGGTCTATTAGAGCACTGCCACTGAGGCGACTGAAGAAAAGCATCATCGTGGGTCCAAAAAAGGGCGCGAGGGGTGCACAAGGAGTATTCAAGGGGCGTAAAGTAGATGGATTCTACGCGCACCTGGTGGAGTTCGCCACGAAGCACAAAAAGGCTACGCCCTTCATAGCTCCCTCATGGAAGCGCACCCTGCCCCAGGTACTGTCTAAGATAAGCAAAGAATTAAAAAATAGAATATTAAGTGTTGCCAGATGAACTATAACGAAGTAATATACGGCATACTCTCTAACAGCCCGAATATAGTAGCAGCGGTAAACAAAAGAGTATACCCTGTCACTATCGCGCAGAATAAAGACTATCCAGCTGTCGCATTCACTAAGCGTATAGAGCCAGTGAACACGAAGGGTGCGCGTAATAAGATAGAGGATGTCATGATCATCCTGTACTGTGTGTCTAATAACCTAGATCAGGCTGACGAGATAGCACAGATGATACGTACGTCATTAGATCGCCTGGATAAACTGAGTGTATCAGGAATCAAGGTGAGTAGCATCACATTCGTCGGTCAAGATCATGAGCAATATGACCAGGAGCTGAATGTCTACCTGGTACCACTAACTTATAAAATCAGAATAATCATATGAGAATACTAGTAGAAGAAAAGATAGTCTGGTATACCGGAGCGACACTGGACAAAGGGCGGTTATTGAGGGCTAGTCCGGACAGCGTCGGTAAGATAAAAGAGGACTACGGGGACAAGGTGACCGTGTGGCCTAACTGGCCAGCTCCTCTGGTGAAGGTAGAGAAGAAGAAGAAAAAAGCAGCTGAGTAAAGGGTGCAGGTGAGGAGGCATACACGGGTATATCTAGACTTCATGCGCTACGCTTATGATAACCATGGTGTAACAGAATTCGTGCCCTGTGAGATATGCGGCAAGATGGCGGTAGACATCCACCACATCATAAATAGGGGTATGGGAGGGACTAAGAATGTAGAGCGTGACCACATCAGCAATCTGATGGCACTGTGCAGAAAGGATCACCATGATTATGGTGACTACCCTCAGTACGTGGAGAAGCTGAAGGAGATACACCAGCTCATCGTGTCTAATCGCCTGAAGGAGATAAAGGGCATGACTGAGCACTACCTACGCAGGAAAAGATAGATTATAAATAAAAAAACCTAAAAAATATGACTCAAGGAGTAGTAGACGTAAAAGACTTGACCTTATTCGTAGATGTAACGGGGGGGGCAGGTACTAAGGTAGCTATAGGCTGTGCTACTGATGCTCAGCTGGAGGTATCAAGCGACCTTAGAGAGATTCTCTGCAAGGACACAGGCGGTGGAGTAGATTATAAGCCCTCTACCATCCGCTGGACTGGGAGCGCATCCGGACTATTCGCATTTGACGCAGTACTAGGTGGTGTGGACTTCTTAGACTTGATAATAGCAGGCACTAAGTTGGTTATCAGGTTTGGCACAGATGAGAGCGGTGACAGCTACTGGGAGGGCGATGCGCTGATATCCTCAGTCCCTATCAGCTCATCAGGAGGTGCAGGTGAGAATGTCACTTATAGTGTCTCATTTCAAGGTATAGGTGTACCTGTGAAAGGCTTCAATGCATAGAGATATAAAGATGTAGATTTTGTTCGTATGAAGGTGGCGGCAGGTAGTTTTAAGAGGATGATGCCTGCTGTCCACCCTTCATGCGCACAATTCAATTAATCATTACGAATAAAATCAAAAATGAGATGGTAAAACATACAATACTCCTAGGAGGGAAAAAGTATCCTGTATCGCTGAATCTGATCGCACTAGAAGAATACCAGCTAAGGGAATCTATCAAAATGGAAGATTGGGAGACTTATCTGAATTCAATCGGTAATACGCTCAGGCTACTACACTTCATGCTAGAGTATGGAGCCAGAAGAGTGGGTAAAACACTAGATATGTCACTGGACGATCTGGCTGACCACGTCGGCATGAATACTGCTCTGGTGAGTAAGACGATATTTCTCTTTTTCCCAGAAGCGGACAAAGGAAAAAAGCTAAAGCGGTCAAAGGTATAGTTCAGCCTAGTAAACCTTTGACCTTTGATGATATGGTCGGCCTATTCTGTGGAGAGATGGGCCGCTCCATATTAGAATATAATGAACTGACTCTTAAGGAGTATCACCTGATCGTCAGCGCATACAGGAAAAAAGAAACTGAGCAATACCAGCAGGCATGGGAGCGTACACGCTGGATAGGTTATATCAGCTTATTGCCTCATCAAAAGAAAGGTAGGCGCATGAAGCCAGCCGATATCTTAAAGTTCCCCTGGGAGGAGATGGGATCTCAGCAGGAAAAACGGCAGAGCAGAGCTGAGGTAAAGGCGATGTTAGACCGAATCAATAAGCGCGATAATACTGCTTATAAAATAAAAATGACTGATGGGTAAGACACTAGCAGAACTGAATGTAAAGATAGGGGCCAGTGCTAAGGCACTTAATGACACACTATCTGCAGCCCAGAAGCGGCTTAATAAATTTTCCAGGACAACGGGAAAGCTGGCTAACTCGATCAATCAAAATATCACGCTGCCCTTCGTGGCATTAGGTGCGGTATCCCTCAAGAATTTTGATGCACAGCAAAAAGCTATAGCGAAAATAGAGACGGGACTGCAGTCAACAGGTAACGCAGTCGGCAAAACCTCAAAAGAGCTACAGGAGCTGGCCGCACAGCTACAAACTAAAAGCCTGTACGGTGATGAAGACATTCTAGAAAATGTCACCTCACCACTGCTCACCTTCGTCAAGATCCAAGGCGACGTATTCGATGAGGCGCAGCAAAATGTCATCGACTATGCGTCTAAACTCAATATTGATCTAAAATCAGCAGCTCTACAAGTGGGTAAGGCTCTTAATGACCCCGTAAAGGGAATTAATGCATTAGCTAGGGCTGGTGTGCAATTCTCAGACGAGCAGAAAAAGCTGATAAAGATACTGGTTGAGACAGGCAGGGAGGCTGACGCTCAGAGGATCATCATGAAAGAATTAGAGATCCAATTTGGGGGGACGGCTGAGGCGGTATCCAAGACTGGTCTGGGTCCTGTGCAGCAACTAAAAAACCAACTGGGCGACCTCTCAGAGTCAATAGGGGCCATACTACTACCCTACGTGCAGCAGCTCGCGCAGAAAGTGACTGACCTGGCTAAGTGGTTCACAGGTCTATCAGCTCAGACTCAACAGAATATAGTGAAATTCACAGGGCTGGCTGCGGCTATGGGCGTGGGGCTGAAGGTCTTATCATCAGTGTCAGGGCTAGCCTCTACGATGATCGGTACCTATAAGGCACTGAGTAAAAGCCAGCTACTGGCTGCAGCAGCTCAGAAAGCTCTAAATCTGGTTATGTCAATGAATCCACTAGGGCTGGTTATCAGTGCGATAGGGCTGCTGGTAGGGGGTCTGGTCGTCGCTTATAATAAATCAGAGAGATTCAGGGCGGTGATGAATGGCATCGGGGCCATGGCTAAAGAAGTATTCACAGTGATCAAGGAGGCTGTAGGCGGTTTTATCGATGGCTTTAAGGCATTAGCAGATGGAGACTTTAAGGCCGCACTAAAGGGATTCAAAGATGGTATAGTAAAAGCCAACCCCTTAAAACTGGCCATGTCAGAAGGGAATAGGCTGGGAGAAGCGTTTAGGAAAGGCTATGCAGATACGCTATCTAAACCTGATGCACTAGAACCACCAGCGGATATACAGATCCCCGTAGTCAAGGTACCTGTAGTGCCGGACTACTCAGGCATGTCCTCAGGAGCTGGGCAGGCTGGTACCGATGTATCAAGTGTAAGCTCCGTCTCATCTGATGATCCAGCAGCAGGGATAGCTCGCTCCGTAGGCTCTGTGGCTGAGCTATCAGCAGCCATGGGAGAGTTAACAGTGCAATCAGAGAATATGGGTACCGCCCTATCTAAGATACCAGAGTACATGCCTGACACTGAGCAACTTAGTGACTTAGGCCAAGCTGTGTTAGGCTTAGCTGGTACCTTCAAGCAGATGGCCGTGTCGTCTGGGGCTTCATTCGGTAAAATGGCCAATGCGGCATTATCGGCCTCCCAGAAATTTGTGAAGGCTAAAATATATGAGGGCGTCTCCTCTACTGTGAGTAGTGCGCTGGCTAGCTTTCCCTTTCCAATTAACTTGGCTATGGGTGCTGGTGCTGGGCTGGCAGCTACTACCTTATTCAGCAAAGCTATGAGTGCTATCAGTATACCAGCCTTCGAAAAAGGAGGCGCGTACCAAGGAGGATTGGCCCTAGTGGGTGAGGCAGGGCCTGAGCTGATCAACTTCAATAAAGGGGGGCACGTGACTAATAATGATGACCTGATGTCTATGCTCAGCCCCCAGCGCGGTGGAGAGATGCAGGTCAAGTTTGGAGAAGTGCGCTTTGATGGGCGTGACCTGGTATTAGGCTATGAGGCTGGACTGAATCTACTGGGCAGGGCCAGGGGATGATTAATTAATAAAAATAAATGGCAATACGATACCACGGTACATACAAGTCATACGACGATACGCATAGCTATACTGTAGAGATACACGACAAACAGTATACTGGAGCCAGTACAGAGCTGTGCATACAGGATCAAGTGACGTACCGGTACGGAGGTAAGGCCAGGGACATCAGAAATAGGATCATCCCTACCACGGCTGAGCTCACAGTACTGCTGTCTGATGCTAATCAAGAAACATTCGCCATAGAGCTATCGCTGAGTAATGAGAAACGCTTCTTTCTACACGTCAAGGATGGTAACGCGACAGAATTCATTGGCATGATACAGGTAGACCAGAGCAAACTAGATAACATCACCTACCCTATCCCCTTCAGGATAGGGGCTAACGATGGCCTAAGTATGCTCAAAGGGCAAGACTACCTGGAGGCTTTAGGCAAGTCCTATATTGATCAAGCGAAAGTTGGTAAATTCAAATTGCTGTCCACTGATTCATTTATCAATAATTACACTACTAGTAATAACTATATAAACATATGGAGCGGAGGAGAGGACCCAGGCGGCTACGTCACGCAGGGTAAGTTTAAAAAGGCTGGAACGTATCGATTTAACGCCCACCTGTCTCTCCTAGTAGAGTCCAGCAATAATACGGGGCTGATCATCACCACCCTATACAGGAATAGTGAGGTGCTGGCTGAGAATAGAGCTGCCCCTCAGGCTGAGAACGCCCGAATCATACATGATCTGAGCGCTACGGCTACCCTATCAGATACTGATGAGGTATTTGTGCAGCTCAGCATACTGATGACAGGTACCTTTAAGGTGACCTTGGAGCAGACGAGCTTCTTTGAGAACATCATCCCTACTGCTGCTAGCGTGAGAAACATATACGGCTCCGTGATAGAGCACTGTGCTAACCTCCTGAAGCAGCTACCCACTTATGATGAGTATACAGGCTCAGGGGAGTTCTTTAGTATTGATATACCCTACACAGAGGCCAGTCAGGGCGGTCAGTCAGCAGAGGCCTATATTGGTATCCCGTATAATGCCTTTGTAAAAAATGTAGCCTCTACGACTATAGAGACGCTCGATGCGCTGGAATGCCTGGAGCAGATAGCGATACTCTGTGCTGCCCAGCTGACCTACCGCAACGGCTCATATCATATGATCCCCGTGACGGGCCTCCCTCAGCGAAATACATATAATCGTCAATTCTCAAAGATAGGTAGCAGGTCTGGCCTATTCTCAGAGTCGCCCATGCAGATACTGTACACATCATATTATGACTACCTCCCTCCCTATAAGTCTATCAGCAGTGCCTATACGAGACTGCGTACGCGTAACATCATAGCAGGCGCAGCGGCTTACTTTCCTAATGAAGACCCTCTCTACACTTGGAAAAAAGAGGTAGACTGGCAAGATGAGCTGATGTATCTGTCCGCTACCTTCAGGGTGAGGGGCATTAGCTTAGTGGATCCAGACTATAACCTACTGAACGACCGCCCCCACCGGCACCAATTTGGCTTGCTGGTAGGTATCGGCAATCAGAATGTATATGTATTCAATGAGATACAAGGGGGCGTGGAGGACGAAGTGTCCTATAGTGAGCCTGAACTTAACACGGGGCTATTCATGACGCTGGTGAGTGATCCTGTACAGACTGACGCACGTAAGCTGTATGACTTCAAAATCAACTTCGCCCTACCTCCTATCACCTACACGGGGGAGATAAGTATTCGTGTATTCTATAGTCAGACTATCGCGGATGATGTCTTTGACCCTGGCAAGACGGTCTTTAAAAAGTTTCCGACGTTCAGCTGGGACCTGGTAAAGCTGAGCTTATCGACCTTTGAGAATGCGGCTGATGATGAAGATAATGTATACTATAGTGAGACTATCGTCAGCCAGGTGCAAAATAGGCTCAATAGCTACAGTCATAACCAGCCCCTGCGCTTCTCTGACTTGTGGGTAGAGGATAATGACCCTGGTGCCGTGGCGGTGCTGAGCGGCTCAGACTGGGTGCGCCCAGGTCTGTATGATGGCAAGGCGCTACAGGAGCGGCTCACTGAGCAGAGCGCAGTACACCAGGACAAGCCCGTGAAGCTCTTTAATGGTACCTTCTGTGTAGATAATCTGCTCTATGGCCACATCACCTACGCTGGTGATCAATACATACTGATACAAGGGGCCTTTCAGACGCGCAGCAGGGAGCTGTCAGGCCAGTGGTATCTGCGTAGCACTAACGGTACTTATGATGGCCCTGAACTTAATACCTACATCAAGGTGGATGACCAGACGTCTAATGCACATAGCGATGGCATCAATCGCCTGCAGTCCTCCGATAATGCTGATAGCAGCGTGGGTACTCCCTCAGGTGTGGCTGAGTATTATGAGGAGTGGACAGGTGTCACGGCTGATCGGGTGCAGGTGACAGTGGCTGACCTGCCTGATCCTGCTGAGCTGGGGGCGGTGCTGGTGCGTAAGCGCATCAAGCTGTATCTCAATGGTGTCAAGATGCGCTACGTGAATAATGACGGCGTGGTGGTCCCAGCGATGCGCTATAATCAGTATAGTATTCTATTAGCTGGTAGTGAGCTAGTGTTTAGTGAGGCGCTGGAGGCAGGGGATGAGGTAGAGTTGTATTATCGGGAGTAGGTTGTTTGTCAGATAAAACATATTTACTTTCAAAGTAATTAGATTTGGGTCTATCGCCTTCGATAGAATCAAGCCTGTTTAATCTATTTATAATTTCAGTTATTGTGATTGGTTTACCGTTATCTAGTATTGCTGCACCATCAAAGGCAATTCCTT